CAGATACGCTTGCAGCCGCTGCTGCCAATGCCCAGCTTGAAGGTGATGATGTTGGCACTTTTGATTCTGTCGTTGCCACTGTGCGCGTGCAGAACTATTGCCAGATCAGCCGCAAGACTATTGTCTTGTCAGCTACTGAAGAAGTGGTGAACAAGGCAGGCCGCCGAAGCGAACTGGCTTACCAGATCGCCAAGCGTGGCTCTGAGTTGAAGCGTGACCAAGAGTTCATCATGCTGTCCAACACGGGTGCAGTTGCTGGTGACTCGACCACTGCGCGTAAGACAGCTTCTTTGACGGCCTTCTTGAAGACCAACATTGACTTTGACACCACCAACGGCGTAAGCCCGACTTACACCACTTTGCCATCCACTGCCCGTACTGATGGCACCGTGCGCACCTTCACTGAAACCATTCTCAAGAATGTGATTCAGAAAGTGTGGACTGCTGGTGGTACTCCGAAAATCCTGATGGTTGGCCCTGTCAACAAGCAGCGCGTTTCTGGCTTCACTGGCATTGCATCTTCACGTTTCAACATTGATGGCGGCGCAAAGCCTGCCACATTGATCGGCGCAGTTGATATTTATGTCTCTGACTTCGGCAATGTGTCTGTGATTGCCAACCGATTCCAACGTGAGCGAGATGCGTTTGTGCTTGACCCTGATTACGCCAAGATGACCGTGCTGCGTCCTTACCAGCAGATAGAACTGGCCAAAACAGGCGACGCAGATAAGCGCATGTTGCTGGTTGAATTCGGCTTGAAGGTGTTGGCAGAAAATGCTCACGGCTTGGCCGCTGACTTGGTTACTTCTTGATTTGAAACCAACGGAAAAGGCCAGGGAAACCTGGCCTTTTTTTTAAGATGATTCACAAAAGATTATTTAACGAAAACAAGGATCAAGGCATCAAACGCTACTGGCATGAGAATGTCGAGACAGGCGATGTGACGATTGAGACTGAGCAAGATGTGACTGCGGTGGTCGAGGCCAACAAAGCCATTTACAATTCAGTTGACGAGAAAGCCAATTGGACAGGTGAATGGCACTTGGTGGCATCCATCCCTGAAGCCTTGTATTACAAGATGAAGGCCGAGGGCAAGATCGATGATCAAGAGTACATGAAGAAATGGCTCAACGACAGCGACAATCAATTTTTTAGAACACGACCTGGGAAAGTATGAGCAACTACATTGCAGTCTGCACGCCAGCACGGGACATGGTTCACACCATGTACAGCTACGACCTGGTGAACATGGTGGCGTATCACACGCTCAACACTGAAGACGCTGTGAGCCTCAAGATCAGCCAAGGCACCCTGATTGCCAACCAACGGGCAGAGTTGTCGCTGGACGCGATGCAAGAGGGTTGCAGCCACATTCTGTTCATTGACTCCGACATGAGGTTTCCGCAGGACATGATCGGGCGGCTTTTAAAGCATGACCTCGACATTGTGGCCACCAACTGCGCCCGGCGTAGAATGCCCACTGGTCCCACAGCGCAACTCTACAAAGAGAACGGTGACCGTGAACTGGTCTGGACCATGCCAGAGTCCACAGGACTGCAAGAGGTGGGATCTGTGGGGATGGGCGTGATGCTGATCAAGGCCAATGTCTTTGCGGCGCTGGCCGAGCCTTGGTTCGAAACGCCTTGGCGCATGGACAAAAGAGGCTACATTGGCGAGGACGTTTTTTTCTGCCAAAAAGCAGCGGCTGCTGGCTTTAAAATATGGATTGACCACGATGTCTCCAAAGAGATTGGACACATCGGGACTTTTGAATTCAAGCATGACCACACCTGGGTGATGAAAGAAATAAAGGCAGTCTGATGGCACTGACAACCTACACAGAATTGAAGGCATCGATTGCAGACTGGCTGAATCGTACAGATTTGACCACCACCATCCCTGACTTCATCAGCCTGGCCGAAGCGCAAATTGAACGCACGCTGCGCACTCGCCAGATGATCGTGCGTGCGAATGCGTCTTTTGATTCTGAGTATGGCGCTGTGCCTGCTGACTTTTTAGAAACCAAGTCGCTGAAGCTGACCAGCACCAACCCCCTGACCCCTTTGTCGTTTTTGTCGATTGATGACATGGACGCTGCACGGTCACACTACACAGCCAGTGGTCGGCCCAGGTTCTTCAGCGTGGTCGGTGGCCAATTCCGCATCAGCCCAACACCCGATGCGACTTACACAGCCGAGTTGATCTATTTCGCCAAATTGACAAAGTTATCAAGCACTGTGGCCAGCAATTGGCTTTTGACCTCCAGCCCTGATATTTATCTGTACGGTGCGCTGCTTCAAGCTGCGCCTTACCTGCAAGATGATGCGAGAATTCAGACATGGGCAACGCTGTACGAGCGTGCCTTGAATGATCTGCGGACAGCAGATGATCGCGGGGCAACATCAGGCGGTGCGCTGTTGACCCGAGCAAAAACTTTTGGATAAGGAACTGAGCCATGTCATCTTTTACCGACTACACCGAAAGCCTGGTGCTGACCTGGCTCCTGACCAACGGCAGCGCCACACGCCCGACAGCTTGGTATGTGGGCCTGTTCACGGCTGCGCCTTCTGACACTGGTGGCGGCACTGAGGTGTCTGGCAGCGGCTACGCACGCACGGCCACGGGCACCATGACGGTTTCTGGCACATCGCCCACCACGGCCACCAACGCTGCGGCCATCGAGTTTGCTGCGGCCTCTGGCGGCAATTGGGGGTCGATTGGCTGGGCTGCGATTTTTGATGCCAGCACAGGCGGCAACATGCTGGCCTGGGCGGCATTGACTACAGCACGCACCATCAACGATGGCGATGTGCTGCGCATTCCTGCTGGCGACCTCGATGTCACTTTGACATGACATGGCTGCATACGGTCTTGGCCCATACGGACTCGGCAATTATTCGTATGGTGTAAGCCTCACTGCCGCGACCATGGCAGCCACCAGCACGGTGGCTGTCGCAGCAAAACGCATCTGCATAGGTGCGTTTTCTGTTTCTGCGGCCAGCACGGTGGCTGTGGCCACCAACGTCATCAAGGATGCGTCTTTTTCGGTGGCATCGACCAGCGGCGCGTCTGCATCTGCGCAGCGCGTGGCAGACACTGCCGCCACGGCCTCCAGCGCCTCCACAGTGGCCGTTTCGGGTATCAGGTATGCCATAGGTGCGGCAACGGCCTCCAGCGCCTCCAGCGTGAGTTTTTCGGCGCTGCGTGTGGCCATCGGAAGTGCCACTGCGGTGGACGCAAGTGCCATGGCCATCAATGCGGTGCGTGTGCCGCTGATCCAAATCCTGATCGAAGACTTTGGCGTGATGACGGTCAGCACCAGCGTGGTGGTCAACCAGGCTGTGCTGTTTGCTGCCGAGTCGTCGGTGTCAGTGGATGCGGCCAGAATCAGTGATGGCGTGCTGCTGATTGCTGCCGAGTCTGGTATGGCGGTGGCTGGCAATTTGAAATGGATTGCAGAGGGTGACACGGCTGAGTCTTGGTCACCAATTGCAGAAAATGATGAGGTGTGGACGCCTGTGGATGACACCTCCGAAACTTGGGATGCGATTGCTGACAGCAGTGAAAGCTGGACATCAATCGTCGATAATTCAGAAACTTGGCAAATTGCCGCATGAGGTGAAATATGGCTGATACAACCACCACGAATTTATTGCTGACCAAACCAGAGGTCGGCGCGTCCACAGATAGCTGGGGCACCAAGATCAACACCGACTTGGACACAGTGGACGCTGTGTTTAAGGGTGATGGCACTGGCACCAGCGTGGGCCTGAATGTCGGCTCTGGCAAGACGCTGGCGGTGGCTGGCACGTTGAACGTCACAGGCTCTGCAACAGTTGAGTTTGCTGATGGCACCGTGTCTGCCCCATCCATCACCAATGATGGCGACACCAACACGGGCATCTTCTTTCCTGCTGCTGACACGATTGCCTTTGCCGAAGGCGGTGTAGAGGCGATGCGGATTGACTCCGCTGGCAACGTAGGTATTGGGACGAATGCGCCAGCAACAAGACTGTCTGTTGTATCGGGAACAAACGCAGGTATTTCAGTCAATGATGGAACCGTTAATACCATTATTTACAACTCCACTGGTGGTGTTGCCTCGATTGGCACAACGACAGCCCACCCTGTTGATTTTTATTCCAACAATGCCGCAAGGATGCGTATCGACTCCTCCGGCAACGCAGCTATTGGAACAAGCTCGACAACAGTAACTGCAAAACTCCGTGTGCTTCAAGGCGCAAACCAAGTTGCGTTTTTGTCAGAAGGCGCGAACGCACCGGGTTATCCTCAATTTGGTTTCTCCGGGCAGACCGCTGATAACGGCGGTCGCGGTACGGGTATGTATTTGCCCAGCGACAGTACTCTTGCATTTTCTACGGCGGGGGCCGAGCGCATGCGTATCGACGCCGCTGGCAACGTAGGTATTGGGACATCTGCGCCACAGGGTGTGCTTGATGTGGCGGGAAGCGGAATCGCTGCGCAACGAAACTACGCTTACATTCGTGGCGGCAACGTAGGGTCCACAAACCCAGTTGCCAACTTTGCCACTGGTTTGGCAGTTGGTACTAATATTTCAAACGGCAACTCTGAAACAAACCTTATTTGGGGTCAAACCGTTGGGTCAGGTCAGTATCTGTCTATCTCTAAGTGGAATGGAACCACTGTAACTGAGCAAATGCGCATTGCATCTACCGGCATCGTCACAATGAGCGCCTACGGTGTTGGTACTGCAACATTCTCTGCTGCTGGTGTTATTTCGTCAGTGTCCGATGAAACATGGAAAACTAGAGACGGTGCGCCTGTTGACCCTGACGCCATGATCAAAAAGTTGGAACCGGGCTATTGGTACTACAACGACGAAAAGAAAGACACTTTTGGCGCAGACCGACAACTAGGTTTCTACGCTCAAAACGTCAATGCTGCCATTGGCCCTGAAGCTGCACCAGAGCCAGAAGAAGGAAAACCTTGGGGCTACTACGACCGTTCAGTTTTAGCTGTGGTTGTCATGTCGCTGCAAAAAGCGCTTGCCACCATTGAATCACTTGAAGCCCGTATTGCAAATCTAGAAAGCAAACCATGACAACCTACCTCTGGACAATCTCGCAAATGGATCGCCTGACCTCTGACGGGTTTGTGGTCACGGTGCATTACAACGTGTCTGCCACCGATGGCACATACAGCGCCAACACCTACGGCACTGTGGGCTACCAAGAGCAGCCGGGAGAGACATACACCCCCTACGACCAATTGACTGAAGCACAGGTGGTTGGTTGGGTGCAAACAAGCCTCGGCCAAGCTACTGTTGAAGCCAGCTTGCAAAGCCAAATTGACGCACAGATCAACCCCGTACAAGAGTCGGGTGTACCTTGGAGCCAACCATGAGAATGATTGCACCACTGCTTGCAGTTTTGTCCCTGACAGGCTGCGCTACTGCTGAATACGCAGCCTATGCTGATGCCCACAAGGCACAAGCAGCGGCTCAGACAGCCCGTTATCAGGCTTTGGCAGACATTGCCAAGCAAGGTGACACAACTGCCAAGGTTGCTGCTGTGATGTCCCTTCAAATGGGTGGTGGTCAGCAGAACACGCAGATCAATGCTCCCAAGTCTTGGGCTGACTATGCATTGCAGTGGACCGGCCTGTTGCTGCCTACAGTGACTCAGGTCTACGCTGTTGGCAAACAGACTGCTTTGGGCATGCGCCAGTCTGACAACGCTACTGCTGTGGCTGTCAGTACCAATAACGCATTTGTCGGCATGGCCTCGCAGATTCAAGCACCAGCAGCCAACGTCACAACCATCGGCGGCAACGGTGTGATCGGCGCAGGCTCTTACAGCATTGGAGCAAACAGTGGGTCAAACTCTGGCAACAGTGGTCGCATTGCTGGTGGCGGTATTACTGACAATACGGCTACTCCAACTGTGGTGACCAACACCGAAACCACAACCAACACAACAACCACATCAGCCCCATGAGGTAGTGCAGTATGACTACGATTGACGCGACAGAGGCGAGACTGTCAACGCATGAGGAAATTTGTGCGCTACGCTATGACCAGATCAATGCCAGGCTTAAGCGCCTTGAGGCCATCCTGATGAAAACAGCCGGTGTCATGTTGCTGTCAATGGCCGGGACTATCTTTTCCGCTGTTTGGATATTGAAATGAGAGATTGGGCTGTTGCATTTATTGCGGCAGCCCTGGTGGTGGCGATGACCGTTTGGTGTGCTTACATCGTGATCCAGTTGTTGAGGAATCTGTAATGCTTGCCGAACTTGCCGCTGCGAACGCAGCATTCAACGTCATCAAAGCTGCCCTGGCCAATGGCAAAGAACTGTCGTCCCTTGGTGGACGGGTCTTTGACTATTTCGACAACAAGGCCAAGATTCAAGAGAAAGCCACCAGCAAGGCCGCTGGTGGTGCCGAGCGCAGCGACATGGAAGAATTCATGGCGCTCGAGCAACTCAAGCAGCAGGAAGAACACCTACGCGAGTCCATGGTCTACGCTGGCCGCCCAGGCATGTGGGACGATTGGGTGAAATTCCAAGCAGCAGCAGCCAGGCGCAGGCGTGAGGCCCAAGATGCCGCCAAGCGTGCGGCCATCATTCGCAAGAACAAGCGAGAGCAACTGGCCGAATACATCGCCATTGGCTTGGCCACCTTAGTCCTTGCAGCCCTGCTGATCTATGGTGCCTACATTTACATGATGTACATCCGCAAATGACCGAGAAGGCAGACACCATCATCGACAAGGTGCTGTCCTATGTGGACAGCCCTTTCAAGCTGTTCGCTGTCATCCTAATGGGTGTGGTGGCCTTCTCTGGTTACTTCCTGTGGCAGAACCAAGAATTCATGCGTGACGCCTACAAGGAGTCCAAGAAGCTGCCAGAGATCAACACGGCCAGGTCCGATGACGCCAGCGCCATGCTGTTCAAGAAGACGGGGGCCACGGTGGTGGCTGTCTTCAAGGTCAATCCATTGTTCAACAGCCGGGTGCTGTACAAGGCGTACACCAAGGATGGCCGCGACAAAAGCGTCGAGGACATTGATGTGGGGCTGTTCAGCCAGAACACCGGCAACAACAGTGACGTCATCAAGCTGATGACCAACGACATCCCTTGCTCAGAGTACCGTTATGCGCAGTCTGAGGTGGGGCTGTGGTACTTGGACAAGGGTGTGACATTCACATGCCGGGTCAGTGTCCCACCTGACTCGCACAGGTTCGTTGGACAGGTGACTGTGGGGTGGGCCGAGCCACCGCAAGACCTTGAGCAAATAAAATTCATGCTGGAGATCGCTTCAGCAATGTTGACCAAAAGGGGCAATTGATGTTTCCACTCGCAGCACTTCTTGATGTCGGCGGCAAGCTGATCGACAAACTCATTCCTGACCCAGAGGCCAAGGCCAAGGCGCAAATGGACTTGGCCAAGATGGCCCAGGACGGTGAACTGGCGCGGATGGCCAACGAGACTGAACTTTACAAGGCCGAGCAAAACAACCTCACAGACCGCTTAAAAGCAGACATGGGGTCTGACTCTTGGCTGTCCAAGAATATCCGCCCCATGACCCTCCTGTTGATTCTGGGAGGCTATTTCACGTTTGCCATGATGTCTGCATTCGACTATGACACCAACAAGTCCTATGTCGAACTGCTGGGCCAGTGGGGCATGCTGGTGATGTCGTTTTACTTTGGCGGCAGAACTCTTGAGAAAATCATGGACATGAAGGCAACCAAGCAAGACAAGGAGCAGAAATGAGAGAGAACTTTGCAGAGGCTTTGCAGCACGTTTTGAAGCACGAGGGCGGTTTCGTCAACCATCCGGCTGACCCTGGTGGCATGACCAATCTGGGCTGCACCAAGGCAGTTTGGGAGGAGCATTGCGGCCACCCGGTGGACGAGAAGGTGATGCGTGCCCTGACGCCTACAGACGTTGCACCCCTGTACAAGCGCAAGTATTGGGACAAGATAAAGGGCGATGACCTGCCATCTGGCGTGGACTACATCGTGTTTGATGCTGCCATCAACAGCGGCCCAGGCCGTGCGGCCAAGTGGCTGCAAGCGACTGTCGGTGTCGACCCCGATGGCGGCATCGGCCCCAAGACGCTGGCGGCTGTCGCTGCGTTCGATTCCAAGCAGTTGATTGACGACTATGCCAAGCGCAGGCTGTCCTTCCTGATGGACCTGCCAACCTGGCCAACATTTGGCAAGGGATGGGGCCGCAGGGTTGAGGATGTGCGCAAGGTCGGCATCGACATGGCATAAGGTGGAATAATTGCAGCATGGCCAACGTCAAGCAGCAATTAGAAAACCCATCCATTCCGAGCCTCGGTTTTGCTCCGGAGGTGTATGAGCGCAGGCACTTCAGTGAAAACTACGGTGCCCTGAACACCTATTTCCGAAAGCTGGTCGGTGTGCTTGGTGCGCTGTTTGGCCCACAGGGCGGAAAGTTTTTGAACGCGCCACATGGTGCGTTTCACAGCAGCATCGACCAAGTGGCCGCCAACACCACCACGGCTTACCCGGTGTATTTCGGCACCACCGACATTTCCAATGGCGTGACAGTCGCCAGCGACTCGCGCCTGACGGTGGCGGTGGACGGAATCTGGAACGTCCAGTTCTCTTTGCAGATCAAAAACGTCAGCAATGACGGGCAAGATTTCGATGTTTGGTTTCGCAAGAACGGCACCAACATTGCTGACAGCAACAGCAGGTTTCACATTCCCGCCAGAAAGTCATCTGGTGACCCGAGCCATTTGATCGCTGGCCTGAATTTTTTTGTTGAGATGGTGGCCGGTGACTACATTGAGGTCGTGGGCTGCGTGACCAGCACCGATGTGAGTCTTGAGGCGTTCCCTGCTGGCACCAGCCCCACACGGCCTGCCATTCCATCGGCCATTGCCACCATGACATTCGTGTCCAATTTACCAACGGTCTAAGCCATGTACCTTCCATTGAAACTTCCACCAGGCATCTACCGAAATGGCACGGAGTACCAAGCTGCTGGCCGCTGGTATGACGCCAACCTGGTGCGCTGGTATGAGAACACGCTGCGGCCTGTTGGCGGGTGGCGCAAACGCTCAAGCACGCAGATCACCGGCATGTGCCGAGGATTTTTGAACTGGCGCGACAACGGCGGAACGCGCTGGATTGCCCTGGGCACGCAGTCCAAGCTATACGCCATGAACGATGCCAGCGTGATCAAAGAGATCAGCCCCACAGGTCTTGCAGGCGGCATTGCAGACGCCACAGTGCGCACTGGCTACGGGTACAGCGATTACGGCACTTTCGCCTACGGCGTGGCCCGTCCAGACACTGGCGCGGCCACGCCCGTCACCACATGGTCGATGGACACCTGGGGTGAGTATTTGATTGCATGCTCCTCCACCGATGGCAAGCTGTACGAGTGGCAGCTTGGGTTTGCCACGCCAACCATTGCTGCGGCCATCACCAACGCGCCAGTGGGCAACAAGGCCGTGATGGTCACAGCCGATCGCATCATCTTTGCATTGGGCGCTGGTGGCAACCCGCGCAAGGTGCAGTGGTGCGACCAGGAGGACAACACCGACTGGACTCCCAGCACCGAAAACCTGGCTGGAGATTACGAACTGGCCACACCCGGCACGCTGCTGGCTGGCAAGCGCGTCAAGGGCATCAATTTGCTGTTTACCGATGTGGATGTGCACACAGCGCAATACGTTGGCGCTCCATTCGTTTACGGCTTTGAAAAGGCTGGCAGCGGCTGCGGCCTGATCTCAGCGCAGTCTGTGGCTGCCATCGACACTGCGGCCATCTGGATGAGTCGATCCGGATTCTGGATTTATGACGGTTACGCCAAGCCACTGCCAAGTGATGTGGGTGACTACGTTTTCCAGAACATCAACTATGCGCAGGCATCCAAGGTGTACGCTGTCCACAACAGTAAGTTTGGCGAAATCTGGTGGTACTACCCAAGCGCCAGCAGCACTGAAAACGACTCCTATGTGACCTTCAACTACCGTGAAAACCACTGGAGCATCGGCACTTTGGCCAGAACAGCAGGCTCAGACTCTGGCGTGTTCACCAACCCCTTGCTGGTCGGCGCTGATGGCTACGTGTACGAGCATGAGGTGGGTTTCTCTTATGACGGTGCCACGGTCTATGCTGAGTCTGGGCCTGTGCAGATCGGCAACGGTGACAACATCATGAGCGTGCGCCAGGTGGTGCCAGATGAGCAGACACTGGGTGAGGCTGTGGTTTCATTCAAGACCAAGTTTTACCCAACAGGCGACGAGTCTTCTTATGGCCCATACTCCGCAGCCAACCCGACCTCTGTGCGGTTTGCCGGGCGGCAGGTCAACGTGAAGGTCACAGGCGCTGTGCTGGCCGACTGGCGCATTGGCACGATGAGGCTTGAGGCTGTGCCGATGGGTAAACGCTGATGGACCTGGAGCATCTGCACCGACTGCGCCACCATGTGGAGGCTGCCTTAGAATACTCTGGAGGCACACACCATTTTGATGATGTCGTTGAGATGGTGAAGGACAGCAGGCTGCAAGTGTGGCCAGCCAACAAGTCCATTGTGCTGACGGAAATCATTGTCTATCCCCGGTTGAAGAATTTGCATTACTTCTTGGCTGGTGGCGACCTCGATGAACTTTCAAGGATGCGGCCATTGATCGAATCCTGGGGCAAGTCAATTGGTTGCACCAGGGTGACCTTGGCAGGCCGCAGAGGCTGGCAGAAGTCGTTTTTACAAGATGAAGGGTACAGCCCACAGTGGTCTGTACTGGCAAAGGAGCTTTGACCATGGCAACAGCAGCGCAAATTCAAGCAGAGATCGCAGCAGGTCCACAGACGCAAGAGGCACTTGATGCGGCTTTGCTGCGGTATTCGCCTGCCGAGATGGCGGCGGCATTCCCTCAATATGGCAGCGCAGCAGATTACGCCAATGCGGCCCAAGAGGCGGCAGCCAGAGCCCAGCAAAACGCACCAGCCCAGCAAAACGCACCAGCCCAGCAGGCAAGTGGTCCAGCACTGACAGCCGAGCAGCGCGACTTCATCACATGGCAGGGTCAGCAAATCAACCCAGCAAACGGTCGCCCCATCTCCGAGACTTGGGCTGCGCAAGGTATTGCAGACCCATTTGCTGATCCGCGAGTGATAAACCAAGCCCAGCAGCAAATTGACCGGGCGACACGGCGTGAAGATTTGTTTGCCAGTGTTAATTTGAATCCTGGCGATTTGCGCCCATGGAGCGATGCGCCTCCACCTGGACGAACCACAACAGTTGGCCCCGGCCCTGGCGGCGGCGGTGGTGGCGGTGGATTTACCACCGGCCCTGGCGGCAACACTGGTCCAGGTGTTGGCCCAGGCCCTGGCGGCGGCGGTGGCGGCGGTGGTGGTGGCGGTGGCGGCGGTGGTGGTGGTGGCGGTGGCATCCCTCCAGGCACTCCAGGCACCGGCCCTGTGTCGCCACGCATTCAGGCCATCCGCGACTGGTACACAGCCAACGCTGGCCGCACCGATCCACAGGCGCAAGGTGATCTCAATAGGTTCTTGGCCACCAGCGGTTACACAGCCCGAGAGATCAACACGGCCTTGCCGCAGTGGGGCTTGAATGACCTGCAAAACGCCATGCGTGATGCCATCGGTGAGGTGGTGCAGCAGACGCCATTTGCGCCCATCGTGCCGCAGGCTATCAACCAGCCCTACACCTCAATCGCCTCGCAACTGCCCGGTGGTTTGGATGCACGCGCCCAAGAGATTCGCAACTGGTATGCGGCCAATGAAGGCCGAGGAACTCAGGCTGATCTGGACCGATTCTTGGCCAGCGGATATTCCGCACAGGAGATCAACAAGGCTTTGCCGCAGTTTGGTGTGAACGACTTGGAGCGCCAGATCAGCGCAGCCCGTCAGACATACCCAGAGGCCGCATTCCAGCGCCAACTGTCGCAGTACCAGATGATGGCGCCAGGCGGCCAATTCACTGGCACGGTGTCGCCTTACAGCCTGCTGGCGCAGCAAACGCAGCCATTCGTCAACCCCTACGCTGACACCTTGGCCAACATCCCATTGGGCGGCTACAACCCCAACGTCTACAACGTGCTGTTGGACGAGACTGTTGACCCCAACACGGGGGTGGTTATTCCGAACATCAATGATGGTGGCACTGGCGGGCCGGGAGATGATGGCGGAACTCCTGGAGACACAGGCGGAACACCAGGGGGAAGCGGCAGCGCAGATGGAAGCGTAGGCGGCTGCGTCGATCCCAACGTGATGGTGCTTTTGGCAACAGGCGCAAGCATTCGTGCTGGCGACATCAAGGTTGGCGACATGCTGCACACGCTGCATGAAGACACCATGGTGTACGGTGATTTCCCTGTGGAATTTGTGAGCATCATCACGCAGCCAAAAGTCGAAGTCACATTGCAGGACGGTCAAAAAATCATTGTCTCCACGACTCACAAGTTTTTGACAGACAAGAACGAGTGGAAAGAAGTGCAGCAAATGGAGGTCGGTGAATCCATCAAGACGCAGCATGGCTCCAAGACCTTGGCATCTATCACCTCTTTGGGCGATGGCCATGTGGTTAAGATGACAGTGACAGACGCGCACACATATATTGCTGATGGCTTGGTGTCTCACAACAAATACAACGGCGGCTTGGTCACTGCCATTTTTGGCTCCGATCCTGCTGGACCTGATGAAGGTCAGATTGACATCCAGCGCGGCGAGTACGTCATCAAAAAATCATCGGTCAAAAAATATGGCCAGGGCTTGCTTGACATGATCAATGAAGGCAAGATTCCAGCAAAGAAAATCAAATCACTTTTGGATTGAGAGGCACAACATGTCAAAAGGCGGAACAAGCACCAGCGGTGTGAACATCGATCCAGATGTCAAAGAAGCATTCCTCGCAAACTTTGCCAACGCACGCAGTGTGGCTGGCGCATTGCCCACGCAAGAGTTTGCAGGCTTTACCCCAACGTACCAAGCTGGCGAAGAAGCCTTGGTCAACACGGCCTTGGCTGGCCCCGGCATTGCTGGCACCGACCTCGCAGCGCAGGCAGCGGCCATGGGCACGGCCTACCAGCCGATGCAGCAACAGGCCGCGCAAGCTAACCTCGGCATGACGGGTGCAGGCAACATTGCCAGCTATATGAACCCCTACACCCAGATGGTGCGTCAAAACGCCTTGGGTGACTTGGAGTCTGCTCGGCAAAACGCCATCCAGCAAACAGGTGAGCGTGCTACGCAGGCCAAGGCATTTGGTGGATCGCGCCAAGGTGTGGCCGAGGCACTGACCAATGCAGGCTTTGCCAAGCAGGCTGGCACCTTGGGCACACAACTGAACGAAAACGCCTTCAACAGCGCAGTGCAATTGCAGGCAGCCGACTTGGCACGACAGCAGCAAGCCGCAGCGGCCAACCAAACCGCCGGTCTGCAAGGCGCTCAGTTGCGCCTTGGCGGTGCCCAGCAACTCGGCAGCCTGGCCGCACAGCAGCAGGCTCTGCGCCTTGGCGGCGCACAGGCTGTGATGGGTGCAGGCGGTGCGCGTCAAGCCTTGGAGCAGCAGCAGATGGACGCCATCCGCAACATCGGTTTGCAGCGCCTGGGCATTGTCCAGTCGTCTTTGGGTGCGCAGCCTGCAAACCTCGGCCAGATCGCCACCACGCCTTACAGCAACAACGTGGCCTCTGGCGCATTAGGAGGTGCATTGGCTGGTGGCCAATTGTTTGGCCCATACGGTGCGGTGGCTGGTGGCATTTTGGGCCTGCTGGGTTAAGGAGAATCACATGGCAACAGGTTTTGACTTTGCGAGTTTGGGCAACTTGTTTGCCCCAGGCGGCACACCATCAGGGCTTGATGCCCTGTTCAACGAGGACCAGCGCAGGCTGATGGGGCGCAACGCCAACTTGTCGGCGGCTGCTGCGCTGTTGCAAGCCAGTGGCCGCAGTCGTGAGCGCATTGGCCTGGGCCAAGCCCTTGGCTCTGCCTTGCAGGCTGGCCAGCAGGGCTACCAACAAGCCCGTGCCGGATCGCTGCAAGACCTGCTGCTGGCTGAGAAAATGAAGGAAGCGCAGCAAGCCCGTCAGATCCAGCAGCAAGTCGCTGGCGCATTGACCACTGCACCATCGGTGCTGTCACCAGTTCAGCAGGCTTTGGCCGCACCTGGCCAAGCTGGTCCAACCACTGAACGCGCAGACATGATGGCCGCCATGCCTGAGATGACGCCCAACCAGATCAAGGCCAACCAATACCAAAACGCTGCCGACATCTTGGCGGCTGCTGGCCGTGTGGCCGATGCTGAAAAGTATCAATCCATGGCCGAGAAACTGAACCCTCGGGAAGAAGTGACAGGCCAGCCCTTTGAGGTTACAGACACATCTGGCCAGCCACTGCTGGTCCAACAGATGAAATCCGGCAAGCTGCAAACCTTGCAGGGCTTTGGTCCCAAGCGTGAGGTGGTGCTGCAAAACCTTGGTGGTCGCACAGTCGCTGTCAACAAGGCTGGCCTCAAAGGCGGTGAGTCGTTTGAAATGACAATGACACCCGGCGAGACTGCATCCAACATCATTGCTCAAGGCAACCTTGGCGTGGCTCAAGGCCAGCTTGGTGTGTCTCAAGGCAACTTGGCAGTGTCGCAGGGCCAGCTTGGCGTGGCCCGTGGTGGCCTTGGCCTGCGCCAGCAAGAATTCAACCGCGGTGCGTTTGACCGTGTTGAAACCCCCGATGGCTTCATGTATGTGCCAAAAGTGCCAGGCGGTGCTGCCGTGCCCATCACTGGCCCCGGTGGGCAGCCGCTGAAAGGCGTGTCTGGTGGCAATGCAAGTGAAGGTGAGCGCAAAGCTGGATCACTTTTGGCGAGACTAAACCTTGCTGAATCTCAAATGACTGGAGAGGGGGCAAGTGGCGTCCCAGGGTTCTTCACCAGTGTTTCGCCTCGGGTCGCATTGCCAGAAGGCCGCAAGCGCGTAGAGGATGCGCAGCTTGATTTCTTAGATGCTGCGCTGACTCTTTCCACGGGTGCTGCTTACACTGAGGCTCAGTTAAAAGGTGCGCAGCAAAGTTATTTCCCCAAGTTTGGCGACAGTGCAGCAACCATTGCAGAAAAAGAAGTTAGACGAAGAAACTTGGCTGAAGCTGGGCGATTGGCTGCTGGCCGCATGGCTCCGGCGGTTGATGCCTTGCAACGCCAACCACCTGCTAGTGGCGGCAGCGGTCAACGCCGATCCCTTAACAACATTTTTGGGGTGCCACAGTAATGGAAAACATTAAAGACAAAATCAAAGCCGCCAAAAAGGAAGGCTTTACAGACATTCAAATTGTTGATTTTTTGGCCCAGCTTCCAGATGTCGGACCACAAATCACGACAGCTTTAGAAAGTGAATACAAGCCCGATGAAATCCTAAAGTTTTTGGGGCAGTCGCCAGCATATCGTGCAGGCACGCAAATGCCAACATTGCAGCGCGGTGTGGTTACTGCCCTGCAAGGCCCAGCATTTAATTTTCTGGATGAGTTGGCTGGCGCAGTCAGTGCACCAATTACTGCAATGCAGCAAGGCATTCCACTTGGCCAAGCGTATCAACAGGGCCGCGACATCATTCGTGGTCAAACAGAATCGTTTGAGGCCGAGCGCCCATTTACGGCTGGTGGGGCGCAGTTGGCTGCAAGCCTACCCCTGTCATTGGTCGGCCTGCCAGCCCAAGCTGGTCGCATGATGCTTCCCATGTTGCAGCGTGCTGCCCCAAGTATCGCGCCCACAGTACAGCGTGCTGGCACATACATAGCAGGCACACCAGCGGCAGGGCAGGTGATGGGTCTGGGGCAACGTACAGCCCAAGCAGGGGCTGCTGGCGCTGGTTACGGCTTACTTGGTGGTGTTGGGTCATCCACAGCGGATAACCCCTTGGATGTGCTTTCTGATGCGGCCACAAGTGCTGTGTTTGGCAGTGCACTCGGTGCTGGCACGCAGCCAACCCAAAGCATTTTGGGCGCTGTCGGGCGGCAAGCAACAACCAGGATGTCTCCAGCGGCTGCTGGCACGCAAGCGCAGCAGAAGGTGGCAGAAGCATTGATTCGTGATGTGCCTGATCCACTGGCCCCCGGCAATGCACTGACTCGCGCACAAGCGCGTTTACTGAAACTTGGGCCAGAGGCACGCATTGCCGATGTTGGTGGCAAGTCCACATTCAACCTGTTGGATGTGCAAGCCACACTACCAGGCACCACACCCAACGCTGTGGAGCGTGCCATTCGTGAGCGCCAAGTCGGCGCGGGTCCAAGACTGATGGCTGCATCAGATCAAACCCTTGGCACTCAGGGTGCGCAATTCACGCAAAGCATCGACAACTTTAAGACCCAAAGATTTAACGAGTCGCGGCCTTATTACGCAGTGGTGGATTCCTCAAACATTCCTGTGGATAACAACTTAATTGGGCTACTAAAAAAGTCAGGTAATCTGAAGCGCGATGCGGAAGACCTATACCGAAAACAAACTGGCATGGACATCGACCTGTCGGCTTTGAAGTATGGCGAGCAAGTGCCAATGAACGTACTGGATACGCTTAAACAAACCTTGTTTGATTCAGCCAAAGCAGCACGCCAATCAGGCAATACCAATGACGCACTGGCCACCGACAAAATTCGTGTTGACTTGATTGATTTGCTGACCCAAAAATCGCCAAAGATTGGCGGTCAATCTGCATACGGCTTGGCCATGAAAACCTATGCAGGCCCATCACAAATGTTAGACGCTGCCGACATTGGCAGGCAGGTTATGAAAGGCGACATCTTGGATGTGCAGCAAGCCACCAGAGGGTTTAGCCAGTCCGAGATGGAAGCATACAGAATTGGTGTGCTGCAAGCCTTGCGCCAACAAACAGGCACAGAGTCTGGGCGCACATCGCTGCTGAAATTCTACAAAGAACCAGCAACGCAAGAAAGATTGAAGGCGGCATTCGGCAATGACTACAAAGCCTTTTCGGCTGCTGTGCTGCGTGAAGGCCAACTCAAGCGCATGGAGTCGGCTGGCCGTGGTTCTCAAACTGCTGCAAGACTTGCTGGTGAGGCGGATTTGGATGTTGCACCATTGGGGCAGGCAGTGTCGGCGGTGTCTGCTGGAAACCCGCTGGCGATTGTTACGGCTGCCACCAACTTGGCGCGGCAAGTTAAAACGCCCGAGGCTGTGCGCAATGAGATTGGTCGCATCTTGCTGTCGCGTGATCCCCGGCAGCTTGAGCAGTTGTCCGAGGTCATACGCCAGTTGAACCGATCACGCTCACGGGCTGCTGGTGTGTCTGGATTTGGTTCGGGCCAGATTGGCAGCATGATCTCTGATAACCCGATGCCTTAAGGAGTAAGACATGGCTGGATTGCTTGATGATGAGGAAATGCTGCCATTCTTTGGCAATCCAAACATTCAACGCCAAGGCGCAAGGGCCAGAGCATTGGCCGCCAAGCGCGATGTCAACACGCTGCCCGATCCTCGCACCTATGCGGCCATCAGCGGCCTGCTGGGGCAAGCGCCTGACGAGATGGGGTTCAGCGTCTTGAACCCTGACTATGAAGGCATCCAGCGGGTGGCCCGTCCAGCCTTTGCTGCTGGCACGGCCTTGGGCATTGCACCAATGATGCGGGGTATGAACCTTGCGCCACGGCCAGCGGTGCGTGCGCCATCGGCAGAGTCACAGCTTGGCGCTATTGCCACAAAACCGCCTCGCATGAGTGCCGCAGAAGCGCAAGCTGCTGGGTACTGGCACCCAATTGGCGCTGGTAAAAAGTTGCCAATACCAATCAGTCAAATGTCGGCAGAGCGCGAGCCTGTTCGCGGTTTGATGGGAAGGATCGCTGCAAACCCAGAATCAATGCAGGGCAGTGCCATTATTCCATTAACTGGAGACCGATCAATCGCTGGACAAAACTTGCTGGGTATTGGCGGTAGGCGTTTTGAGACCCCCGTGTATCTTGAAGGTGGCTACGATTTTATGAGGACGCATTCCCCGACAGGCACTGTGTGGGCATCAGAAGCAGGAAGGTCTCGGGCTATCCAAAACAGAATTGACCAAGCTGCGCAAAATTTTGGCGGGAATGTGTTTGGCGTTTACTCTGCCATGGGGCCGGAGTCCATGAACTTCAATGTCATGATGGCCGACTCACTTCTTGAGCAAATGAAAGTTGGTAAGCTGACAAAAAAATCCATCGGCGCATTTGACAAAGAGGTTCGCAAAACTCGGCCTGAGTGGAAAGGTGTGATGTCGCCAGAAGCGCGTCAGCAGCTTGATGTAAACGGCGCATTACGACAGGCATTTGTTGACCGTATGCAATTGGATGAATTCCAGAACGCTGGGTTTCCAAACATTGGATACACACGCTACGCCATTACTGACCCGCGATTGCTAGATGAGCCTATGTATTCAAGTGGGCTGGCCATCAGCAAAATGGCTCCAGGTTCTGAATTGGTTACCAATCCAGTGACACCACATAAAACATACAACACTCAACTTCGTGGTGAGTATGTTGGAGGACTTAATCAGTCCGTGCCAATGAGCGTTATGTATCCATCTTGGTTCAATGAGCGCAGAGCAATGGGCGCACCTATATCCGGCGATGTGCGATCATTTGATCTTGCTAAACCGATTCAGCAGACCAACCAAGAGTGGCTGGATGGCCTCATGAATTACTTGATGCGGCAGCAACAAACTCCTTGAGTTTGGTCATCACAAAATCAATCCGAAGTTCGGTCTCCAGCTTAAATGGAGCCGGCTCGGATTGCTCGGATTCCACAGCAGTCTCAATAAAAGTCTGCATGCTAGACAGCCATTCATCTTGTTGCTCTTTTCTCATTTCACACTCCCAAAAAATGCGGCCACAAGCGGGTCACGTTTAACCACACGCCTTTGCTGTCTGCGCCTGGCGTCAAGAAAATCCTTGTCATCGGCGGTCATCTTGGTCCTGAACTGATGGACCCTCTGCGTGCTGGTGCGGCCAGTGGGCAGGGGGCAGTCAACGTCATCACCCTGCCCCATCCTGTACTGAGGCCGCCAGCGGTAACTGTCGCCAGCCCTGGCCCACCCGGCAATATGCACCAGCCCCTGATCGTGCATCTCTTGCAGCACTCGCTGCGCGGCACGCCTGTCGCAGTGGATGATGGTCATCAACTCGCGGTCACATCTGGCCACACCATCGGCCAAGGCAATCATCAGGCTTGGCCTAATGCGTGGTTTTAGTCCTCGCATTTTTCATCCTCATCCAGTTTGACTTTCCACAGCGCCAACTCCCTGCGCCTGACACGCTCCAGCATGGTCCGAGCCACATAGGCACGGGTGCGCAGGTCTTGCGGGATGGCGTGGCCACTGCTATCGGGATTGAGCATATCGGTTAGCAGATCAATGGCTGCATCCAGTGCGGGTGTAAGGCTCATAGGGCACCAACGTCTTTTCTATATACCGGGCCGTAGTGCATCAGGCTTGGCAATTTAAAGGCATCCATGGCCCCTGGGCGGCCCGTGTAGGGCAGCAACTCTTTGCCATCGTATGTGCCCTTCATCTTGTCGATCATGTTGGCGGGGGTCTTAATAGATTGGTTGGCCATTTTTAATGCACCTTATTTGGTATTGAAGATTCTGGACCTTGCGCCAGGCTTGGTCACGGGACTGAAGGTCGCTGGGGCAATTACGCACCTTGTGTGCTGGTGGTTCTGAGGCCAGCGCCTTGTCCAGCGCGTGCTGAAGCTGCGCCTCCAAAAAGGGCAGGTCATCCATGGTCATGTCTTTGACTTTCATTTGCGGCATCCCTTCAGGCAGGCTGGTGAGTGTTTGGATTGGCACACGCCAAGGATTTGGCAGCGTGTCAGCTTGGGTTTGATCCAGATGGTCTTCATGCCTGCGCCTTTGTGTAAAGCGCAATTGGCTTGTATGTGCTTGAAGGTTTTTTCCATCGAAAATATTTGTGGCCAACTGCGTTCTCGCAAAGGTATGCAATCGGCTCAGGAATTGTTATTGAGATCACGCCAGTCTGGCTGGGTACTGGTTGCTCCATGTACTTGGCATAAACACGATCAGCAACAAGGGCGGCAAAGTGTTCAATGTCACCATGCAGGGTCAAACCATTGGCCTCGATCAATTCAAAGATTTCATCTCTGTTCATGCCGACCACCCGTAGAACAAGGCTGCGGCCAAGCCAAGGCCGATGACAATGGCCGTGATGAAGTCCAGCGCGGCCTCTGCACGTGCGTGCAGCTTGGCTGCCCTGACTTGGTAGTGCTGGTGATATTTGTGGTGTTTCATCGTTTTTCTTTCTGTGGAAAGGGGCCGAAGCCCCGTGGGTTTTATTTGGCTGCCTTCAACACTTCAGTGTCAACCCAATCGCCAATCTGCGCTGGCATCCAGCCGTTTTTTTGCTTGCGGCCAAGGTGTGTGCTGGCCAAATGGCAAAAGGTGTTGCCATCACGCTGTGCGCCAATGGCCACGACACGCCATGTGTCGCCCATGTGAACAATGATCTTGTCGATAAAAGATTGTGTGTTCATGTCGTTTACTCCGGTTTAGTCGTTACCCAGAACAAAGATTTGTGCTGGTGAAACGTATTATGGACTAAATAAACAGGCCATGCAACACCCCTACAAAACAGTCAACTATTAACAAAGAACACAAGTAAAATGCTGGCATGAACAGCATCCACGACATCCGAGACATGGCCCGTCTGCACAAGATTCAGATGAAGCAGGTCTGCGCCTTGGCCCAAATACAACAGCCCCAGGTCAGCAGGTGGCTGAGTGGGGCTGTTGATCCTCTGTGGTGTTCAGTCAATCAGATGGAAGCGGCTCTGTTGACGCTGATAAAACAACAGGAGATGCAAGCCCCTGCCGCAGCAGATGCCGAAGCAGCGCAGCCTTAGACATCCCCAAGGCGTGCGCTGTAGCCTCCAGCTTGTCGAACAACTCTTGTTCAACGTGGGCCGCAATGAAGACCTTACCAGTCATCACCAGCCACCTCGGCAGGCGCAGCAGCAGGTGCTGACCCACGGGTGATTCCAAAGTCAGCAGCAGCCGATGGCTTGGCGCCACCCAAAGGCTCACCCTTGCGCACCAGCAAGATGTTGTTCAAACCGAACGACA